GTACGCAGCCGCGGCCAGGCTGATTTGATGGCCCGGCTCGGGAGCTCGCGACCCAAGGAACGCGCTATCAGTGTCGAGGAGTCGGCGGAGGAAATTGCCGGGCAAATGTTACGCTTGACTCAAGATCACTCCGAGCAGCGTTTTCAGTGCCAGGTGCACGCCGGTGGCGCGGCCACCGAATTGACATTCACGGCTGAACAGTTTACACGGGACTACGAGGTGAAGGTCGATGCACACTCCTCGAGCCCCATTTTTGTCGAGGATCGAAAGCACGATGCGATCACTTTGCTCGAAGCCCACGCGATCGATCGCGAGACGCTTCTCGATATGTTCGATCCGCCCAACTTGCAGGACATGAAAGAGCGGTTGAAAAAGCTCGAGGCGCAGGAACTCGAGGCGAAGAAAATGGAAATGCAGATGCAGGCCCAAGGTGGTCACGCAAAACCGGCAGCGCACAAGGGTAAACACCAATGATGCAGGAACGAATGATCGATCGGGCCAAGAAAGGCGAAGGTAAGCACCAGCCTGGCCACGCCTACAAGCGCGATTTCAACCACTCACCTCGCGGCAAGTTCAAGATTCGCATGGCGCGCCCCCACGGCTCGCGTTCCAAATCTGCGCGCAGTTAGCGTAGACTCGATTTGACCGGGGTATGGCTGCTCCCCATTAAAAAAGTGGCCGCCTTGGCAAAAGGAGACTCGCATGGCTCGTCATCGTCGTCGTCATAAGCGGTAATTTTGTGGTCCTTGAAATTGGCCACAACAACCGCGGGTACAAAAAGCCCCGCAGTGGTAAACGCACGCCACGGCGAGTTTGAACCGTGGCTGTGTCACCCGAGTTGATGCAGCAGATGATGGGCGGAGCCGGAGGCGGCCCGCCCGGCGGGGGTGCGCAGCCGCCATCCGCCATGCCAGGACCGGGGGGTCCAGCAGCCGCGAGCGCCCAGCAGCCCGGCCAAAAACCTCCGGGTCAAGCGCCGGCAGCGGCGCCTATGTCGACACCCCAGGATAAGCGCGGAGTCAAAGCCGCAGCGCAAACCAACATTCACATCGCCGTGAACATGCTCGAGGAAGCGCTGCCCGCGTTCGGCTCAGAGTCGCCGGAAGGTGACAAAATCCTCAAAGCGCTTAAGATGCTCGGCAGCATGGTAGCCAAGAAGGATTCCTCCGACTTGGTGCCGGCCGAAATTTTGCAAATGGTGCGGCGCATGCCGCAGATGGGCGGCGGCACCTCGGCACAGCAAGCGATCATGAAACAGCTTTCCCAAGCGAAGCAGCAACCGGCGCCAGGCGCCTAAAGGGTTTTCTATGCCGGCACGTTATTTGGAACCTTCGACCTCCGGGCTGCGCAAGCCGACCGATCCCGAAAAGGACAACGGTCAAATCATCAATCCCCCGCGCTATGCGGAGCATGGCGGCCTCGATAAGCCGTCGCGCATCGCGCAGAAAAACCCGCTGACCATCTCGAAACCGCACGGCGGCCGGGGTTAAGTCATGGCGGGCAAAACTCTGGAGGATTGCACCGTCGATGAGCTCTTGGCCAAGGCCAAGCAGATGGAGCCCGCCGCGGAGCTGGTCGGCCTGATGGCCCGAAACCCGGAACTGCGCGAACAGTGGCAGGCACTCGTCAAAAAGGCCAACCCGAATCTCTCGATCCCCGAATTCGACGCCAAGACGGCGCTGCGCGGGGAAATAAAGACAGAACGCGAGGCGCGCGAGGCGCTCGAGCGCAAGCTGATGGAGCGCGAGGCGCGCGACAACGTGAAAGAGCGCCGCGCATCGATCAAGGCGAAGTTTAAACTGACCGATGCAGACGTCGAAAAAGTCGAAGCGCTGATTCTCGAGCACAAGGATGAGAATTGGTCACACGACACCGCGGCGACCGTTTATGCCGCGAGCCGCGAAAGCGCGACGCCGACCCCGGTGCACTTCAATCCGCCGACTTTCGAGCTCCCTGAAAAAGACATTTGGGGCAAGGGCATCGGCAACAAGGCCGCACTCGACAAGATTGCGATGAACGAAGCGTTTAGCGCTTGGAACGAGATTTCCTCAGGTAAAGTGGCGGGGCTCGGCGCAGGGCGAGCTTAGTTTTTCACCGTTTCGGGCGTGTTTGACCGGCGCGCACCCGAGACTTTTTAGGAGTTTGCTATGCCGGTCTTGGGTACAGGTATCGTCCCGTCAGGTGGCGTCAACAGTTTAGGCGCCGAACTCCAATATGTGGTGCGCCGCGCGTTCGTCAAAAAGCTCGTGGTGCAGCTCTACAACACCTCGCCGCTGGCCGCAGCGCTGATTGCGAACTCGCAGCCCGCCTCCGGCGGTGTGTCGAGTGTCACGATTCCGGCACAAGGCTCGCAATTCGTCAATTTGCAATGGGTCGGGTACGACGGCTCATTCAACCAGCCGGCAGTGCAGCCGGCAGTGACCAACCTCGAGTTCAACTTGAAGGGCGCAGTAATCCCGATTCCGTACTTGGGGTTTGAAGGATTGATCCAAGACGCGCACGAGATCATTCCGTTGTTGGCGGCGCGCATGAACGATGCGGGAAACGTCTACTGCGACGGTGTCGCCACTGCCCTTTTGAACAATGTGTCGAATACGGCACAGATCATCGGCCTGCCGGCGGCAGTCGATGACGGCACGAACTCGGTGTTGTACGGCAACCAGTCGCGCACCACCAACCCCTGGTTGAAAGCGAAGCGCTACGCCGCGGGTGGTGTGAACCCGACTCGCGCGCTGGTCGCGCAATACATCACGGGCACGTTCAAGTACGGCGGCGAGCTCCCGACCTTCGGCATCATGGGTCCGGCCACGTGGCAAACGTTGCAAAACGATTACCTGGCGAACGAATCCTATGTGGTCACGCCAGAGAAGGGCTTTGACGATGAGCCCTGGGGTGCGCGTTCGGCTTTCCGTGCGTGCATGGTGTCGGGAATTCCTATTTACATGGATCCCTACGTGCCCGAGGGCACGATGTACCTCTTGAACACCGGGTACCTCGCCTTCTACATTCACGAGCGCGCGGCGTTTGCGTTCACCGGATTCGAGAGCACACTGTCGAACTATCAGATTGGCTATATCGGCGCGGTACTCTCGCTGCTCGAGCTGGTCTTGGCGAAGCCGAAAGTTTGCACGGTCGTCACCGGCTTCACATTCGTCGCGATTTAGGAGCGTCACATGGGGTTCATGGATATCTCAGGCCAAGGCAACAATTATCAGATGCTCCCGGTTGGCATGGGCGCCGGCGAGTCTTTCATTTTGCCAGCCGGCCAAGGGGTAATCGGCGGGTTTGGCGGAATATCCTCGCCGCAGCTCGGCACCAACAATCAGCTCTCGGGGCAATATTTTTTGCAGCTGGGGCAATATTCCGTACTGCAAATGTACGACGTGGGCTTGAACTACTGGCAAAACGTCAACGTGGGGCCCATGCAGCTGGTCACCATCTCGGCGGACGGGGCTAATTTCCGCATTGCGAACTCCACCGGCTGCCCGATCGGCGCACTGATCACGGGCGCCGGCTCCGCCGGCACCAACGGCTTTTACGGCTATTCCTCATTCGGTGCCGGCCAAGGCGGCGCGGTTGTCATTCAAAACGGCATCACCTCTATCGGCAACGCGGTGTTCACCATCACTCCGTCGGCCGGCGGCTCGCTGTGGAATGCGATTGTGGGCGGCGCGGTGAGCACCACCATGTCGTTCTCCGGTGCCGCGGTCTATAACGGCAACTACGGAATAACCGGCACCTTTGGCGCGACCGCGGGTGGCGCGATCCCCTCTGCCGGTGCGAGCTACACCAAGCCGCCGCTGATCGTTTTCTCGCCGCCGCCGAATCAAGGCGCGCAGCCGTACCTTTTGCCGACTGCCATTTGCGCGATTTCGGCCGGCGCCATTTCCTCGATCACCGTGCTCAATCAGGGCGCGGGGCTCTTGGGGCTGCCGGGCGTCGTAGTGATTCCGCAACCCGGCGACACCACCGGTGGCGGCGCAGTGATTGGCTGGCTCGCGGCGAACAATGCGCAAGTCGGCTCGGGCACGGTGCTGCTGATGTGGCCGTATTACTTTGGCACGCCGCTCACCGCGGTACCGACGTTTACCTACGGCGGCTCGAGCAATCCGGCACCGACCGCCACGGCGATCATGAATTTCACGATCACTGGCGTCGCGGGTACGCCAGGCGCGGGCTATGGCACCACGCCGGGCGGAGTCATCAACGGTGGCATCGTCGCGGGTGCGGCTGCCAACACGAATCCGATGTACGACAAACAGCTGTCGATCCCGGTGTATCCACCGTTGACCATCACCACGGCGACCGGCGTGCCGGCGCTGTCGGGTCCGTTCCAAGGGGTGAACTTTCAAGCGATTCCGACGTACACCGCGATCCCGAACGGCACGGCCGCGCCCGGCACCGCGAACGCCTCAACCTTCACGGTCGGCGGCGCGCAAGACTACTGCCGCTTGCAGACGTTCTAGTCCAATGCCCCGGAGCTGCATCCGGGGTCGCTTTTTGCCAAGAGAATTTTGGCCGTCGGGCCGCGCGTTTCTCAAACCACACCACCCGGAGTTGACCTATGGATGGTATTTTCGTCACGAACACCAACGATTTTATCCACACTGACCGTTACGACGGCGAGGATTTTGTTTTCCCGCCGGGGAAGAAGGTCTACCTGTCCAAAGCCGCGGCGTCGCACTGCTTTGGTTGGAATATGCCGGACAAAACCGAAGTGCTGGTGCGCTTGGGCTGGGCCACGCGCTACGATTCTGTGAAAAAGGAATTCACTGACGACCCCGAAGGGATCAGCAAGCTCGCCGGCTTCGAGTTCGATGAAGCCGTCATGGTGTCGCGTTCCTCGATTTTGGATCAGGCGGCCGTGGATACCACTGAAATAGCTTAAAGTCGTGACCACGCTTGGACCCTCCACCACACCCGGCACGTATGAGTTTCAGGTACTTGACCAGCTCCACGATCCGACGGCCCTGCGATGGTCCTTGCCGCAAGTCGACGGCTACATCAATGAAGCTCGCAAGCAGACCGTTATGGACACGGGCTGCTTGCGCAACCTCCAACAGACGTTTTGTTCCCAAGGGGTGGAGCAGTACACGTTTGGCCAAGTGGCGGGCGGAATCATTCTTACGGCAGGCTCGGGCTACTCGGGTCCGTCGGTTGCTTTCAGTGGCGGCGGAGGCTCGGGCGTAGCAGCAACGCTTTCGCAAAGTGGTGGTGCGGTCAACGCTATTGCTTTCACGAACAACGGGTCCAGTTATGTCACTGCTCCCGTCGCCACTGTCTCGGATTCTGGCGCCGGCGCGGGCGCCACGGTGCAAGTCGGGGTCATCAATGTCCTGACTTACGATATTTTGTCGATCAATTTGCTGTGGGGCACCGAGCGCTACACCTTGCAGTGGTACCCGTGGCGTCAGTTCTCCGCGTGGTTTCGCCCGTTCACCGCAGCGTCTTACCAGCGCCAGCCGGTTGCCTGGGCGGTCTACGGCGACAACCAGTTTTTCATTGGACCCACGCCGGATCAGACCTACGCGATTGAAATCGATTCGGTGATTTTGCCCACGCCATTCGTCACCGGCGATACCACGACCAACGATGCGATT